TGCCAATATGAATCATGCCCGGTCAACTGGATACATCCTCGCCCGCGAAAACGGTACCCATCCCCACTGGCTTCGTCACGGTTTCCCATACGATTGGCGTAAATCCGATTGGCAATCTTCTCGGCGTGGTGAGCGTAAAGTGGGATTTCTTCTGGCCTGAACTTGTGACCAAACAAGGCTTGAAGGGTTTCTGGTCTATAGTTGAGGTTTTCTTCCAGTGTTTTGAAATGGTTGCACTCGTGTGAACACTGCCCAATAAATGCAGCCTGTTCTTTAGCATCGCTTATTCCAAACGTGGTAAAGGTTGTGGTTAAAGGTTCAGACCATTCTGGTCCAATACCCAACGCATGAAGTTTCTCTGTTGAAATCATACTTGTACAATTATTAGGGTAAGCACCAATACTATGGCGCACAACAGAATGAGCGTTATTTTGTCATTCATATCAATGCTGAATCACGCCATTGGTGATCACAACGGGCGAAACGGTCAGCTTAGATACAGCGCTATTTAAAGCATTCAAATCCGTACTCAAAACACCGTTATAAGCGGCGCTTTGTGCTGTCAAAGCATTGGTCACATTCGTGTTGTTGGTAGCTGCCATGTTGGTCAAAGCGGTGTTAGATGCATTACCCATGTTAGCCAGTGCTGTGTTTGAGCTATTGGCCATGCTGGTCAAAGCTGTTGTAGCGCTACCTGCTACGCTTACAATCCCTGCATTGGCATTAGATGCCATAGAAGCTTGATTGTTTGAGCCAGTATTAGCAATAGAAGCAAACGTACCATTAGTGTTAATAGCAGTCGCTGTAGCATTATTAGACTGTGTGGTAGCCACTTTAGCGTTTTCATAGATGCCAAATCCTTGAACTACTGTAGGTAACAATAATGATGCCCACTTAAAAGCATCATCGCCTGAACTCCTTGGAGCATCAATTTTTTGTTCCTGACCACCACCGCTAAAGCCCATCTGCATGGACATGACCGCTGCCACTGACGCAGCTGGATCGCCTTTCTTGACGACTTCAGCAAGAACCTGGTACTTAGCCTTGTCAGCCTCGGCTTTGTACCGTGCAATGGCTACTTGCGTCTCAGAATACTTCTGGTAATCGTTGGAAGCGCACCCAGCAAGAGCTAAGACTGCGAGGGGGATGGCAAGTTTAATCATCAATTTTCTCCTTGAGGGATTCTCTTACTTGGTTGTAACTGGTGATGCAGGCTTGGAGGGCTCGGATGGCTTTGTCCCCGTCTGCTGTGATGGCGATAAGATTTGCAGAAGCCTGTCCGTCAAGTTCGGCTCTAGCTTGAGATTGATCTCCTCCGGCAGTTCCGGTGGCGTTGGAGGAACATACACTATTGGAGGTGACGGGGATTGACAAGCGCAAAGCCCCAGACTGCACATCAGCAGTAAGCTTGGTAATCTTAACTTGAGCTGTTTCATTTGCTTTCCTCAACTGATTGGCAGTCTCATTGACCTTGTCATTCAATTCTCTTTCTTTTGCTCTGGCGGCGTCGTTGGCTTTTGCAACTTTTGCCACAGCTTCAGAATAGCACTCTTGATAGCCTTGATGGTGTCCATAAAAATACGCTCCTATGATTGCAAGTAAACTTGCGACTAACACATAAGGGTTAAACATCACTGACCTTTCATTGATGCTCTAGCTGCCGCCATTCTCTCACGTTCCTCGTCATGCTCCAATACTGGAGGCGTCTTGGGAGGAGGAGGGGGCGTCCAAGGCGTATTCATTGCTGACATCACGCCAGATGGAGCCATAGGGTTATAGCCCATAGTCGGCATCATGGGATTCATCCCCATCATCGGTTGCATACCAGGCATCATTCCAGCGCATGGGTTCATGTTGGGTATTGGCATCATCGCTCTAGCCCCCATCACCACAGCCAGTACCGAGAATATTGAGGTAGCAATAATCTTCAAAAGATCATGGGTGAGCTTGTCGTTGGGAGCCATGTCTTTCATGGGCTGCTCGACCGCTACAACACCATAGACAAAAAAGCCCACAATAAAGAGCAGAATGATACAAAACGTGATCATGATGCAGAACTTAGAGAACGCATCAAGCAAACGGACTATGCCGTTGACTTCATCTTCCTTAAGGTTTTTTAGGCTTGTAAGCATCGGTTAACATCCAAGGACAAGTTTGACTGACTTCACAAAGAGGAGCCTTACAGTCCTCATCTTCCCAATGTTCAGGGTCCTGACAATGGTATCTGTATTCGTTATTGCAACCTATACACAGAAATGGGAAAAATATACATATCAATATTGACGTGTATACAAAACTGAATTTTTTAATCATTTCCCTTCAATCCTTGTCAAAGCTTTGTTGACCCTTAATTCCATCTGCCTCACATCCACATACATCCAGGCAATCAACGGAATCAACAATAACAAAACAACCAAAAGTAAAACAATCAGTAAGATGGCGAGTGAGTCAGACTTATTATCATCAGCCATATCCACATTAGCATCAGCGCTGTAATTGCTGAAGCCACCATTCTTCCCCTGATTAGATCTGCCTTTTGCCGCCGTTGCCATTTTGCCCTACGCTCCTTCAGCATTTCTTCCCGTCTTGCAAGCGCCTGCACATTGGCAATGTGACCAATTTGCTGGTTGACCCGAGTATACAAATCCTTCAATTCATGAGGAACGTGATACACCATATAGTCACTCAGCTCCGTATTCAACTTCTCCATCTGCAAATTGGCAATCGTGATCTTGATTGCAGCCTCTTGGCCTTCGTCATTATTTGCATGGAGAGCAAATTCTTCCTGTTCTTTAACGTAATTCTTCAGCGAATTGTACGCTTGGAAGAACTTGATGAGAGCATCACTTACTTGTTGGTAAATGAGGTTTTCATCAAACTCTGGTGGTGGCTCTTTTTTCTTCTTTACTTTCTTGGCTTGTTTTTGCTCAGGTGGTAACGTTACCACCTCTTTTTTCCCAAATACCGCTGTTAAGAACCCAAAAAACCCCTTGGCTTTCTTTTGTACATCCTTAACGTCCTTGACAACTCCATCAACTTCATGGGCAATATCAGCAACAATTTGCCGACCTTCCTTGTACATTTCACAAGCGTCCTTGCACATTTTAAAAGCGCCAGACGCAAGAGCAACGAGAGTAAATGGATCAATTTTGACACCTTAAAGCCCCTCCGAAGAGGGGATTAAATCTTAGTTTGTTGCTGGAGCTGGAGTAGCGTCTGCGGGGGCAGAAGCAGGCTCAACGGGGGCAGCAACCGCATCTGGCAAAGCATCGTGAGTGACGGTGTAACCGTGGTCAGTGAGCAATGTGATTGCGTCTTGAATGTTTTGTTGCTCTTCTGTGAGGAAGTCAGCAAACTTAGAAGCTGCATCGTGCTCGGCAGAACCTTGTGTAAAGCCCAACTTAGCAATGAAATCTTGGAGAGATTGAAGAACGTTGATCATGTTAAATCCTTAAAAATTACAATCAAATCGACTGCGCACAAATTTTCAAACAAAATGATGAATTGTCAATTAAATTCCAAAGAATTTCTTGAAAAATTCACCCGCCACATTTGGCCCCAAAAGGACAAGAAGCATGACCCCGTAGATCAAATATTCGATCTTGGTCATGCGTCTTTCCCCTTCCCTCAAAGACTGGGCAATTTGCTGATAACGTTGGTCACAAACCGCAACGTGAACAGCTAAATCTTTTTCTACATCACTCATTCTTCACCTATGATTGCTGTTGATGTTTCTCTGTCTATGGTTAATTTACCCATACAAGTGAAGTTCCAATCATTGCCATTTTTATCTTTCTCAGTTTCACATGGCACATTGATCTTTACATTCTTGAATAAGTATTCTTTTTCGCCTTCAAATACTCTCCAACAATGGTCTAAAGTTCCTCTTCCCTCTTGACCTCTTGTTTTGTTGAATCTTATTGAATACTTCACACAACCTCCGCTGCAGGCAGCGTTGTTGCTGTTACTGTTGCATTAACTGAATAATTGGCAACTAAATTAAAATGAACAAATTTGATTGGTTTGTCACTGGCATGTCGAGTAAATGAGTGTGCCAACCAAGAATTAGCAAATATCATCATCCCTGGCTTGGGCTCAAAATTGATCATTTTGCTGGCTGGTGTTGCCATATTCATGTTTTGCTCAGGCAAATCAATTTGAACTTTAGCAGAACGTGGATCATGAAATACAACCCGAGAACAATTCTCAGGTGTTTCAAGAAAATAAAAACCAACTATTTGTGAACCATATCCATGGACGTGTTGTTCCATAGAAGAGTGCTTATGGTGTTCTTGTGTCCACATTTCAGTAAATGAAGTCACAAAATTCTGCATGGCATAACCTTGTTCATTCAAAATGTTCCAAGCTGTGCCACCAATAAAGCTTACAAAATCAGCTAATCGAGAATCATCAAAGTAATTACTACTCATAATTACTGGATAAATTTCATTTAACTCTTGTTTTTCTTTTTGTTCTTTTAATTTTTCTTCAGAAACTTGTTTGACCACATTTAAAAAGTCAGGGCGCTCAATAATGTAAATTGGGCATGGAAAATGTAACGCAACTTGAAGTTGGTTTTGTGTAACCACTTCAACTACTGATTCAGCAGCTTTGCAGACTTTTTTGTTCTTTGATTTAGCCATTGTTTTCTCTTTATGTTGTAACCAAAACCCACGTTGCTGTAGGGTAATCTAGTTTATACTTTTTCCCGTCATCTGGATAGGGAGGTTGAACAACCCATGAATTTGTTGTTCCTTGCCAAAAATAATTTTCCCCATCGTTGGGGTATGGTATTGGTGGAACATAAAAACAAGTTTCTACATTAAATGTCCATGCGGTATAGTTACTTGCATTAGGATTGGCAGCCCAAGCATCTTTTACGGCTTGTTGTTTTTCTGCCTTTTCTGCATCAGTCATATCTCTTAAAGACCAAACATCTGTCCAAACGCCATTAACTTTTTGATAGCTTGGTTCTTCAGGATCAAAAACTTGATAAATAGAAAGGGTAGGACGTTCAACTCTTACAAATGGTTCCCAGTTTGAAGGAATAGATTCAAATGCTTGAAGAAGATTATCCTCAAATGCAGGATGTTTAACGGTTTGTCCGTTTTCAACTTGAATGTACAAATTCATTATTTACCTCTTTATGGCGACCCAGCGCAAGTTGATGGGAATGAACGAGATGATCCGGGCCACATAATACGCACTGCGCCACAACCTCCTGGAACGTTCAAGCAATATTTACCTCCACTACCACCTCCATAAGCTCCACCATATATGTCGCTTCCACTGTTACCGCCTGAACCGCCGCCGCCTGGACTATTTGCTGCACTAGTTCCATTAGCGCCTTGACCAAATATGCCTACGCCACCACCGCCTAATCCGTGAATATTACCGCCGGATCCATATTGACCATATCCTCCAGCACCACCTCCACCTGCGCCACACCCTCCATAACCATACCCTCCATAACCACCGCAACCAGAGTATCCTCCAGCTCCGCCACCGCCACCTCTAAGAGCAGATGGACTGCCGCCGCCACAACCACCACCACAACCAGTATGTGATCCGCCAGATTGATTAGTTCCTGTGTAACCTCCACCGCCTTTTACAACAGAAGTTGATACAAACCAAGAATTTCCACCATTACCGCCATTTACACCAGCTCCTACAACTACACAGTAGCCATTACCAGGTGTAACTGAATAATTATTTTTGTATCCTAATCCGCCGCCACTACCGGGACTACCGCCACCGTTACCACCGCCACCAGCGCCAACGGCAACAACAGAAACACTTGTAACGCCTGTTGGAGCAACCCAAGTATAATTTCCAGGAGTTGTATAAGATTGAGAGCCTGATAGATTTTTCGTTGTTGCACTTGCATTACCGCTATAAGAACCATATCCAGCAGAATTTTGTGCTCTAACATGGAATGTGTAAGTTGTTGAAGCTGACAATCCAGTTACAGAAATTGGACTAGATGAACCTGTAGCTGTTTTTGTTCCTGTTGAAGTACATGCCGCTTGGTATCCCGTAATTGAACCGCCCCCTGTGCAAGAAGGTGCAGTAAAGGAAACAGAAATAGCAGAACAGCTTGTGGCTGTAGCTGTACCAATTGTTGGTGCTCCAGGGGCAATAGCCACCACAGTTGAAGTTGTGTTTGAATTGGCGGATGCAGACCCAATGGCATTTGTTGCAGTTACTTTTGCATAAATCGTATTTCCAACATCGGCTGAAACCAAAGTATATGTACTTGATGTAGCTCCACCTATGGATGTGCTTGGGCTTCTATACCATTGATAGGTATATGTTGGAGTAGGAGCTCCAGTCCATGTTCCTGTTGTTGTGGTTAATGTTGAACCAAATTGTGCGGTTCCAGTTACCGCAGGCGCAACTGTGTTTGCAGGCAATGCGCCATAACTACCACCAACAAAAGCATTAAGTATTCCACTCATGTCACATTAGTCCCTGTTAAGAGCCATTGAGTTGTTGCAATCTTGATGCAGTTTGCCACACCATATTGCGCTAATGTCCTTGATCCTGTGCTACCACCTTGCGCCCAAGTCAAAGTATCTGAATTGATGGCAATCGTTACATTGCTTGCAGACATATTGATAAATTGAATGACTGTGCCTAGAGGATAGGCTACAGAAGCATTGGCAGCAATTGTAAATGTGCGAGCGTTGGCGTCTGATGATGGGTGGAAAATACAGTACCCTGCATCACCCAACACAGTTGTATATGCTGTGGATTGGCTGTTTTGTGGAATTCCCAAATAACCAAGACTTGCGCTTACAGGAGGCAATGTCATGGTAGTGCTATCTGTACCAGAAAAAGTAAGTGAGTTGTTAGCCGTTAATGTTTTGCCGTCAGCTATGGTTAAGGTTGAACCTGTCGCTGGCGCAGTCAAAGTAACTTTGTTAATGGTTGTTGCCGATGCAACACCCAAAGTTGGTGTTGTCAAAGTTGGGCTTGTGGCCAAGACAATAGAGCCAGAACCTGTAGTTGTATTGCCTAAAGCAGTCAATGCTCCTGTAACACCTGATGCAACATAAGTTCCAGCGGGTATGAACGCATACTTACCCCATGAACCTGCAGCAGTTGAGTTGTCTTCCACCCAAAGATAAACCATATTGCCTGGGTAAACTGTAGTCACCAATGTAGATGAGTTATCGTTTACGGTAACGTTACCAGTCGCATCGTTGTCAATAATAAACACTTGACCTGCGGGCAAAGTATTTGCGGCAGGCAATTGAACTGTCTGTGTTGTTGACCCACTGATTTTTTGAATTCGTGTTGAAAGAGCAGTTAATGTAGTAGTAGTTGCGGCTGCAGTTGTTACTGTTGAACCACCAATCAAATTGACTACGCCACTAGAATTTTTATAAAAAATACGG